CTAAAGGTGTGCCCCCTTCAACCGGTCAGAAAGATTATTTACTTGTTCTTGTAGCGATTCAACAGAGAATTCAAGATTATAAGTTCTATCAATCACTCCATTATGCTTGTCAACTTTCTTTTCTAGTTGTTCGATTTTATATTCAATCAAACCTTGATGTCTAGAATTACTCATAACTGTAGCTACAATGGATGGCACCGCTACGCATAGTCCGCTGATCAATGCTGTTAAAATAACATCATTCATTTTCTTCTTCCTTGTTATTATAATTCTTACTTGAAAGACCTAATAATGCACCTAGAAATGCATCAAATGCCGTAATCGTACCGACTACTTGTTCCGCATAAGGCAAGCCCCAAATAGAGCTTAAAGCAAAGTAAAATGTACCAAAAGCTGGTAATACAATCTGTGCAAGCCACTTTAAGAAATCATAAGTATAGTTATCTAGTTTAATTTTATTCATGTTGTTAGCTCCTTATCTAAATACTCCGTATGGATTAACATTAATACCTTGAGCATTCAATGCACCACACGCCATCCAACGACGCGTTTTATCTGCACCAATCCAACTAATCCAGCAATATCCTTCACGCTTAACGTATCCATCGTATTTAACACTTTGTCCTTTAATATACATTAATCCAGTATCTTTACCTTTTAGGCTTGGCGCTCTACGAATTTTAATTGAGCAGCTTGGATAAAACGTTGCGTTTTCATAATGAAAATCAGAAGGAATTGAATTTAATACGTCTGCTGCTGAATTTACAGTTTGACCATTTCCAAATGGAACATGACTTGAATCTGTCCAATTAATAAATGTACCTTTGTTTTTAATGATCGTGCCATCTGTCACGAAAGCTAAATCTGCTGAAACGTTGTTTGGCAAATGATATGTACCTTGTGCATTGCGATCATAACAATGTGTGAATTTTCCTTTAGCGACTTCAATATGGCTATGGTTTCCGGTCGCATATCCAGCCGTTCCTTCGTCACCAAATGTATCTCCTTGCTTAAAATTACGCACTCTCTTAATGTCTTCGATGTAGTTATCATGGATAAACATAAACGTTGCATAATCTACAGTACCATCTCTGAACAATACTTTGTTGTCAGACTGTAAGAAAACTGCATTTCCATTCTGTGCGGTATCGTATGCAACTAAATGACAATCACATGGTGCAATCGTTTCATCAATTCCGGTATCTTTGCCAGCGTTATCCATAGCATTTGTGCCTAGATGTGTACCCAGGTTGTTTCCTTGGGTCACGTTCATGTACTCCATTGGGAATCCAGGTAATTGATATCCGCCTTTCGTTATTTTTTGTCCTTTTTTCATTTTGAAACCTCCTATTTTAATTTGATATGTTCAATCATCGCTCTTTTTTCAAGAACAGATAGATATAAACCCATGTATTTCTGTTGTTCTTTCAATAATTCAAGCGGATAATCATGTTTTGTTGTTTCTTTATCTAGCATTTTTTCAACTACAATCTTGTTACAAAATCCTTTTAGTTTCTCGTATCTGATTTTCACTTGATCATACTCGGCAACAAACCGTTCTTTGTAGTCGTCTGAACACATTGATTCGATTGTTTCTTTTAATTCCATATGTTTGTCCTCCAACAATAATAAAAGAGCCTATTTCTAGACTCTTGTATAAATCATTTAATATATTAAATTTTTATTTAGTTAACTAAAATAATAATCACCAATTTTAACACCAGTAAATTGTACTAATAACTCTACATCAACACCAACTGTATTAGAATGTTTAAGTTCAATACTATCTCCGTTTTTATAAATATAATGATTAGAATCTAAGTTGATTTTTCTCATTTTATAAATTTTTCCTTTATTTAAAGTATCTCCCTCATGAATCTCAACAATTGCTTCTGCAACTCCATTTTTATAAAGTTTAAATTCATCGGATGATAAAGCAGTTAATTCATTATCGTTTGTAATTATTAATGAAGGGTTTACACAATGATATTGACTATCCACATGGTTATATGGTTTAAAATCAAATTGGATTGTATCTGTTGAATATCTCATTCTACTACTTTCTGATTCAATTTCATACAAAATTTTGTCGCCATCAATAGGTTCTTCCGATCTCATGTTTTGTTTATATAGAAAAATAATACCATTAGAATCATTTTTAACTTTTATATTTTTTGTTTCCATAACAATATTATTTATTGAATTTATGATACTATAATTATCATCGTGATTAACTTTTATATATCCATTTTCAATCGATCCATAATTATATGTTTCAACAAAATTTACATCATAAGCGCAATAAAAACCATTTAAAGAAAAACCATTACATCCAAATGTGTATATAACTGTATTGCAATGTTCCGTGTAAATATCGTTTATACTAATATTATTAGCATTATAAATATAGACACCTATATTACAATATTCAAAATCAGCGTTATTAATAGTAATGTTTACATTTTCAGTTGTATCAATATCACTTGTTGTTATTCGGATACCATTTGTAAGATTATTACCCATAATTAAATCGCATAAGATATTATTGCATCCACCACCTAAAAATAAACCATTTGTTTTTACATTAATATTCCTAATATTGATAAATTTAACATTCCAACAATGATTTACGAATATTCCACTTTCAAAGTTAATGATAATAATGTTTTTAAATATTGAATACGATGCTCCAGTGTATGGCTCTTGTATTGAACCTTTTAAGTTTATTGCGTAATTATTGTTTGGCTCACTTGCTACAATCGCAACATCCATAACATTAATATAATTACAATTAGTATCAACATCTGATGTGAATGCACTAACATTAGATACAACATTCAATTTAGTTAATCTATTACTAACTCCACAAATTTTATTATTTTCTTTTAAATCAATACTTTCATTTACATAAAATTCTCCTTCGGATAATAAAACATTTTTATTTTCGTTTAGTAAATTGATTATATTGTTATGATCTGTCACACCAGTAACATCGCCACTTGGCTTTAAATATTCCATATTAATAACCTCCAACCATTAATATTCCATTCACACATTTTAAATGTAATTCGCCTAAATCTTCCTTAAGTTTACCAACTTGTTCACGAACTGCATCACCTGCAGAAGTGTATTTTGTTCCGTCTGCTCCAACTCGAATATCCTGCAATTCTGCATCTCCGGTTGTGCTACCATCTTTTAAGCTAGTAAATTCACTCATTCTAGTTTGTAATGCAGCAATCTTTGTATTCTGTTTAGTAGTGATATGGCTTGTAGATGCTTCAATCTTTTCAATTTTGCTATCTTGAGCCGCCACTTTATCATCCAACGTATTAATGAAATCTGTTGAATTCTTTAATTCATCCGCACATTTCTTTGCCGTAGCAGCACTTGTTGTTGCTTCCGATGAAGCCTGAGTCAACTTTTCCATTAACGTTGCATAGTTATAGTTGTTAATGAGCTCTGTTGTTTGGTTAATTAAATCATCTAACAGATCATAAGAAGATTGAATATTTGGATCTACCGGATATTCTCCAGTATCTTTATATCCTTTTGATTCTTTTACATTCATCGTAAATACATTTGATAGCTTTACAATGGTATTATCGTTCAACTTGCTAATAAGTTGAGCCGATGCAGCACCGCTATGAGCCGTTAAAGGATATCCGACAATAAATCTGTCGTTTGTCAAAGGAACGCAATTCTCAATTCCATCAATCGTGTAATAAATGTATTTCTTATTTGTCCCTACATTCTTCATATTAATGAAATGGATACAAAGAGCGTTATGATCTCCTTGTTGACCAATTTCAAATGAACTTTTCTTTTTTAAATCTATAGTTAATGTTTCCATGTTATCACCTACTTAAATGTTTTGGCCGGAAGCCAATTATTTCCATCAAAATAATACAGTCTACAATACTTATATTTACCGTTTACAAGTAACATTGAATAGCCACGATCCCACTCATATCCATCAAATACCCACACTTCCATATAAGTAAATGTCGTATTGAATTTAAATCTAAATGCCACACTATCTCTATTAAGCGTATCCGTTGCATATACTTCCATTTGATATTCCGTATTCTTCGGCAAGTTTTCGTATGTAATACTTAATCCATTTACTGTTCTGTAATCTCCACTAGAACCCCACACCGTTTTAACTACGTGAGCATCATCTGTTGTCGATACATTTATCGTTACATTATCGGCTTTATCCGATACTTGATTAATTTGAAATGATACACTTTTAATCAATATTTCTTTGTAATTTTCTAACGTTTTAGCCGTCAACTTCTTTTGATCTAATTTGGTACCACTCAAATCTGCCATAAAAGGCTCAACATAATATTCATAATCAGTGTTTTGAGTCAATCCAGTAATCTTGCTAGAACCATCCAATTTATTTAGAATGTATTTTTTGTTTACTACATCATATACTCTTAACGCATATAGATTGTATGGATTTGATTTAAACCTGCCATTCACAACAATAGAGTTGATATCTATATCGGATACAGAAGCTTCAAATGTCGGTTTTGCTATCTCTGGAGTTTTAAGTCTAGCCGTTCCTTCCAAATTTGGCCATCCACTACATGAGCATGCCCATGTAAATTCTTTTTTTCTACTACAACCCATCGCTTCATTGATTTCGCCATTCAAACCAATCCAACCAGAATCATTCGTCCACTTAGGATAACTCATATTTCCAGCCCAACTTAGACCGCCCATTTTGATTGTATTGTAAGCATATATTGAGAAATTACCGGTAAACTTGACACGTACATTCGCTTTGTATCTAAGATTTGGATATTGTCCTTCATATCGCTCATTATATACATCAAAATGAAGTGACATATATTCGTTATATTTTAAAACTGCAATCTCAGACATATCTAACTCTCTACTTTAATATAAATATCTCCGGCCTTGTCAGTATTTAAAACTGTGGGATCCGCCGTTCCACTACGAACATTTACAGTCAATTTCAACTGTTCTTGAAAGCGACTAATATATTCATTCAGTTCTGAAATCTTAGCGTTGGCTGCATTAATTACTTCAATCGCATTTTTGAATTCTTGCGTAGATTTTACATCGACTTGCATTGCGATATTATCAACAACATTAATATAAATATTAAACGTCGTTACATAAGTACTTCCAGACATTAATGAAATTTGTGCCTTAACAATACCGGTTTCAGATAACATATTTGCAAATGCATCTGAACCATTAAATTTGACTTCATATGTATCCGTATTGTCGAATCTAATTACCTCATTTGAGCTTAACGAAACCATTAATCCACTAGGCTTTTCCGCAAACAACATTGCAGATAAAGTATTATCAACAACTCCGGTTTCACTCGTTACGATATCATCTGTAATAAAGATATCTAAACCTCTACCATTATCCGCTTTTGGCATATCAACTACCGGTATATTCGTTTGCTTAGTTAATGATACCGTCACGCTTGTGTATACTTGTGCCATGCTATACCTCCGTATCTAATACGAGCTTCATATCTGTTGCTTTCAAAGAAATGAGATCGTATGTTAATTCATCTATATAAAATATTTCTGTTTGATTATTTCCTACATCTGCATGTATTACATCATTTAGTTTGATTGTTTCAGAATACACATTGTCATTTCCAAACAAATCCTCGATTGTACATGTTGTTTCTGTAGTTGGATATTGTAATCGTTCACTATCCTTTAAATCACGTTGCGAAACAACCCTTAAATACATCTGTAGTGTTGATTCGTTTTCGAAAACACCTAATGTTTCCTTGCTTGCTTCTGTATCATCGGCCATTAATTTAATGTCTGAGTACTCTTTTACTTCTATTCTATGCAAAAAGTATTTGTTCCACATTTCCGATTTTACGATTTCATTATTAGGTAAAATACGCCCATTATAAGCCTTTGGAATTAAACCAGTTACAACTTTTTCCATGCTTATTTTCTTTGCATAATTCGTTAATTGCTTACTATTAACTTGTATATCAACCGGTTTCAAGCTACTTGGATACCACTTATCACTTCCAAAATAACAATTATAATTGTCAAACATGGCCGTATATCTATGTACGTCGCATTCTTTCCAACGATTGATTAAGCAATTATCTTCCGTGCCAAACATACATTGAATGATATTGTATCTTTGCCAATATGCCGTAGTCGTTGAATCTGCGCTTTCCATATACCACTTGCAAGCATTGCCAGTCGTTCCAGTTCCACGATCATATACAATGATTGAATTTCCATTTGATATATTCGTTGAACTTGGATATATTCCATAATATATGGATGTGTATGGCGCTATCTCATATCCATTATCCGTTTTATAGAAAATCCATTTCTCGTCGTTTGTACTAGGCATTGCACTTAAACTACCTAAAACAACTTTACCGTCACTATTAGACAACCATCGACATGAACATAATGAAAGAATGCCATAAACACTATTCCCTCTAAAATCACCGACTTTCTTCAACATAAACGTTTGTGCTGCCGTTTGATTTTTCGTATACATCTGTAGTTGCGTATTAGCCGTTTCAGACGCACTCGGAACATCTAGTGCAAAATTATTGTTTTGAGCATTTCTAAAATATACAATTAATCCATCTTCTGGATCTATATTTTCATAGTTATTATATAAATTGTGACCGTAGACTTTATACGGATGCTCACTACCAGATAATTTAATGATTGAATTTAGATTGTCTATAGCTCCATCCCATGTTGATTTGACCGTTCTATTATCAAAAATAAATACTTCTTTTTGAGCATCAAAGAACACATGATTTGCGTATACCGTATAGGTATCATTTTCTTTGTTGTATTTCTTATAGATAGCTCTAAAGAATTGATTCTTTTCGAAATTTAAATCAACTTTAAAAATAGATTCATTCGCAATCTCGAACCCTAATAAATCACTTTTAGGAAACGTGATAGTCAAATACCATATTTCATTTCTAGTCATATTCACACATGCTTCAATTGGATGCTTTATAATTACATTCCCATTGTGTTCAAGCATGTATTCATAACTAAGTTTTTGAGTTTGACAAAATAAACTAATCATTTTATAACTCCCTATAATTACGTAAAATATCTATTTTTAATGCTCCAACATCAACCACGCAATAAACATCATTAACACCCTCTTGCAAAGCGATATTTTCAAAAGAACCACTTGTTTTGATTGTTGTGTATCTTTCTAGTGTATATCCCTTTGACGGACTCTTATAATGCGTAACCATATATCCGTTTTCTGTATCAACATCAAAATATGTTACAGTATAAATTTCCTCATGCGTATCAAAATAAGCTTCAAAAGGATTATCAATATATACAACATTGTTACCACAATAGATGCCTATTCTTTTTGCGTTTGTCGATGTGTTATAAACACGATATATAGGATATGCCTTTTCATATTGATTGTTTAACTGAATCGTTTTACCAGTTACTAATGAATACGGCCTAGCAAAATGAATTAAATATCGGAATGGATCACATGTAAAATTAATTTTAAATTCACTTCCAACCCCATGAAAACGAGAATCAATTTCAATATCAATGTTCTTGACTTTAAAATAATGTGATGAATCATCGCTAACTAGATATAATAGTCCTTGCTGATTTTTGAAGCATCGCTTAATGGCTGAGAAATTGTCAAGCCATGACTCTTTAGAGTTCTTTAAAAAGCTACATTCAATTGTAATCTTTCTATCTTTATAGACACCGGTATGACGATACGATGTTGTACCGTCACCCAATGTAACTTCATCAACAATTTCTTCCGGAAGTGGGATGATAGGTGCTGTTTTGACTTTCAACAAACTCGATATATTGAAATTATCTGTATCTCGTTTTGTATTCGGAATGTATTTAAATGTATACATTACTATTTCCCCTTTCCGTAATCTGACAACAAATCATTGATTGTGAACTGTTCCTTAACACCATCCGCAACCACTCTTTGATTTAATCGCATAGGTTGTAAATTCACTGTTAATTCTGCATTTCTAAATGCAGTAATAAGTGCATCTACCTTATTTGACAATGTCATGATGCTCTTTGAATTATTTATTGTTACACCATTTGATTTAGCTTGTCTTGAAGTGTATCTAGATGCAAGCACTGTTTGTGTAACTTCTTGTGGCGTATCAATCCTTGGAGCAATGAGATTCATTGAATCTTTCACAAATCCGGACAGTGTATTATTTGATACTAAAGATTTAGCACGAGTCATAATACCGTTATTTACAGCTTCTTTTGGAACATCTGTATGACCGTTATGTTTTGTTGTATACACTCTTTTTTCGACATTCATAACTATCTTTTTACTAGCTTCGGCTTGTGCTTCTTGAATATATGTTTTGATTTGACCAGCTGCTGCCGCTGAGCTTGTTACCATGCTATCCAAGTGAGGTTGTAGTGACTTCTCCATATTAGATCCCATAGTACCTACGGCCGATGACGTTGTACCATCATTTGCGAATGCGGATGAGATACCGGTAATCGCATTCTGTGACTCTTTTAGCATTTTTTCTCCGGCTTCTTTTACTTTAGGATCTGTGCCTGACATCATTTGTGTTACTGCATCACTTACAGACATCTTTCCATTTCCAACCGCCGCAGCTACGTCTGCTGGAATTTTTTGCCCATCTAATCCGGCCGCTTGCACTGCGTTTGCTAGTGTAATTAAATTGTTCATCGCATTTGTTGCTTCTGTAATACTTCCACAATTCGCTAAAATGCTATTTGCTACACTTAGTGGAATTGAACCACCGATCATTCCAGCTTGATCAACAAGCTGATTCATATTCATCAGAGTAGCCATATAATTAGCTGCTTCAACCGCGCTTGCCGTTCCGTTTGTGATTCCAATTTGAATGTTTTGTGGAATTTGAATACCGGCTTGAGCCGCTTGGTATGCTAAGTCCACGTACTGTTGACGCATTGTAGCGCCCATTTGAGTGAATGATTGTGTTTCTAAATAGTTTGATTGAAGAATAGATTGTGTTTGAGTTTCATGTAATTTTGCATATGAATCCGCTAAATCTGTACATAAAGTATTGATTGATTCTTTTAAAGCCGTGGTTTGATTCATATATTCTTGTTGCGAAATTTTACCGTTTAAATACTCATTATGTAAATTCTTCAATGATTGAGTTGTAGTTTTGATACTATCTGTTAGTTCCGCATTTTTATATTCTGCTTTCAATTGTGCAGCCGCCGTTTTAGATTGCAAAGATGCCAAAGCTTCTTGTTTTGCTTGTTCTTGCAATTGAGATATACGATCTTTGATAGCTTGAATGCTTGTGTATGTAGCACCTTCATTTAAATTAAGCTTTCCAGTATTTTTATCAATTTCAACGTTTAAATCCGGATAGATTTCATTTAATTCTTTAACGGCTTGCTTCAACATCGCTTTTTGCGTTTGATTCAAGTTTTCTTTCGCGTTCAAATCTTCAATTGTTTCCATTAAATACTTAGCTTGATTCGTATTTTCAGAATATTGAGAAACTACGGCTTCCATGCTTTTCTTTGTCTTACTCATGGATTTTGCGTAACTGTTATAACTATCGATAACTTTTAACGTAACGCGATAATCTGTATCGTTAGCTGCTATTTGTTCATTTGTCTTTTTGATTGTCTCATTTTTAATTTTATTGGCATAAACTGCGGCTGCTGCTACTGCGCCAACTGCTACTGCGGTGGCTGTAATAGCCGGATGTGCCAACGTAAAAGCTTTAACAACTCCTAGGATATTAGGTGAACATGATGCAGCTGCACTGTTTGTTTTACCTAACATAGATACTAGCGTTGCGCTTACTCCATTATATTTAGTGGTAGCAGCAATTAGCTTACTGATTCCACCGGTTGTCAAAGACAATGCTTTAGCAGTTGGACTTAATGCAGCAGTAAACAATAATACTTTTGCAATCGTAGCTTGTGTACTATCATCTAAATTGGCAAACCCCATCGCTAGATTCTTTACGAATCCAAGTGCTTTTTTTAAGTATGGTGTGAATTGCTTTCCTAGTGCATCTCCAGCTTGCTTAATAGCTTCCCACGTTTGAATTAATTGAGTTTTTAAAGTGCCATATCGTTTCTCGGCTTCTGCTGCCATTGCCGTATTATCTGCCCATGCGGTTTTGGCTACATTTAATGCATCGGCTAATTTATCACTATTTAAAGCCAATGCACCCATAGCTTGTGATTGTCTAATTTCGGTAATTCCTAATTCTTTCAGTGTAGCAGTAATATCTTTTGATTTACCGATTCCTTCTACGAATTTCTGGAATGTTCCGGCCGCATCTTCTCCCCATGATTTTTTGAATTCCTCGGCGCTCATACCAGATACAGTAGCAAATTTTTGTAGTTTATCTCCACCATCTGATACCGCAGTTTGAATATTAGTTAGCATTTTTGCCATGGAACTACCACCGGCTTGAGCTTTAATGCCCATAGAAGAAAGAGCAGTTGATAAGCCTAATACTTGATCGGATGTAAAACCTACTTGTCGTCCTGCTGGTGCTAAACGTGTAGACATTTCCATAATGTCTTTTTCTGTTGTCGCAAATTTATTACCTAAATCAACAATTGTAGAGCCTAACCTCGAAAAATATGTATTTGTCTTGTCGGATTGTTTTACCATTACGTTGGCAAATTTTGCGACACTCTGCGCAGCTTCTTCACCAACTAAGTTTGTAGTATCCCCTAGTTGAGTAATCGTCTTTGTAAATCCTACGATTGCATCTGTAGGAACACCCATTTGTCCGGCTAACTGAGCATATTCTGCGATGTTTTGATATGAACTAGCCGTAGATGTAGCCAATTCTTTTAATCCTTTATTGATCTTCGCAAATTGTTCCGGTGTACCATTAACTGTTTTAGTTACACCAGTCCATGCATCTTCGAATGAAATCGTTGCAGCGGTTGCCGCTGCTATAGTTCCTCCGGCCAATAAAGAGAATGGCTTAGTGATGTCTGCTACTTTATCGAATGCTTTGGATGCTTTTGCAAAAGAAGTCATCATCGTATATCCGGTTTTACTAATAAACTGCATCTGACTTTCTAATCCTTTTAAGTTATTAGAACAAGTTAATGCAGTTGCTTCCAATGTTTTTAAGTGTTGTTGCGATTCTTCAAATGTAGAACCTAAACCGGCTAATGCTTCTTTTTGTGTATGAAATTGAGCTTCCAAGTCTTTATTTGATTTCGTGATGTTACGAATTTCTCTTGAAAACGCACTGTTCTGATCTTGTAACGCACCGATGGCTTTACTACAATCACGTACCGAAACGGTACCGTTTTTCAATGCCGTTTTCCAATTTTGGATAGCTTTATTGTTTCTAGTGATTCCATTTTGCATTTCGTTTATTCTTAGTTTTCCAGCTGATAAACTACTGCCTAATGAATCTAGTTTTGATTTTGTATCCTTAACGGCTTTACTCCATTGTGTGTGAGTCTTTGGAAATTGTTCAATAGACTTGTTATACAAATCTAATTGCTTTTTTGTGCTCTTGACTTTCGTTGACAATAAATCTTGATAGGTAGAAAAAGATGCATAATCATTTTTATTGAACTTCATTGAACTTTTTAATCTAGCCATCGTTTTGTCAAGTCCAGCCGTTTGCGCTTTTACATTATTCAATGCACGTTGTAATCCAGTAGTATCACCGTTAATTTTGACAGTAATACCCTTAACGTTATAACTCATTTGCACACCATCCTATCATAATAAGTCGAAATCCATTTGCGTTGCTTCTCTCCAACCTTTCTTTTTTGGATTGTTTTCTTGTTTGCTTTCTTGCTTCTTCTTTTCTTTGATATACATATTTGATTTTGATGTAATTAAGTCCAACATAATACCAACATCCATTTTCTTAATATCGTCCATAGTTAAGCCAATAGACATTGCGCCTATTAGGATTGTGTTTGAATCAACTACATCGTCTTTTTTTTTACTTCTTTGTTCTCCTCATCTTTTTCTGGAGTAACAATTTGTTTATTCCCATAAATCATTTCGTTATATACGACTACACACGAACCCATAAAATCGTTATAGTCGTCAATTGAACGCATGAATTTTTTGTAGTCTGGGAATGGTTTTGCATCTAAATCAGCTTTTGATTTGATACATGCCCATGTAAATTTTTCTAATTGTTCTGGGCCAACTGACTCAACAATCAATGTGATTGCTTCTTCATCTGACATTTCTAAAAGATTTTCTAAATCTTTATCTGGAATATCATCTATATTTTCTAAGCCGTCTAACAGTCTTTCTCGTCTTTGATTGATGGCTTCAAACATTCTTTTTTGTGATGCATTTAAATCAATTGTTAAATCACTTCTAAATGCTTCTCTATATGTAAGAATCGTTATGCCTTTGTAGCACAATTCATATTCTTTATTGTCGATAGTAATTTTACTTTCCATTGTTTTTACTCCTTATAAAAAACAAAAGGACGTAGTTTAATACGCCCTAGTTGTTATTCTTCTGCTTCTTCTGGTAGTGCTGGTGCAGTTGTAAAGAATGTTGCGTAGTCTGCATCGGATGCGTTGAATGAATCTTTTACCCATGCATGATCTCCTACTGCAACTGGCACGATTGTTAAATCCAATGATGTTGTATCTGGTTCAATAGAATCTTCTTTTGTGTTTGCTTCTAAGTTTGGTCTTGAAGGAATAACCTTGAAGAATACGTGTCTTGTTCCATGCTTATCACCAGTAAATTCGCATAATAAAGCAAATGGATTTGGTGTTTTATTCGCATCTTCCGCCAATGTTCCTTTTTTTGTTTTGACATAGTTAAAGATATCTTCTTTAACCGCATCTGTTAGATATGCCATTTCAATAGAACCGGTATAACCGTTGTTGATATTTTCTGTGTTATAAGCGATATCATCTGCATAGAAAATGTTTGTTTCACCTTCTGGATCTAAAGTAAGTGATTTTGCACCTTTCCATGGTTTAGGAGTATCGAATGTAACGTTTCCTTCTAATTCTTTTAATAATGCGTAGTATACATTTTTAAAACCGTAACGAATTTTATTTGAATCCATAATGTCTATCCTTTCAGTTTTCTAATAATTTCTAAAGGTAGCTCGTTAATTGCGTATTCTTCGCCTAGTTTCCAATGCTTAAACTCCCTTGTTCTTCTGTTTGGTGCATTCCATAAAAAGTGGCCGTTTTCTAATAGGTGTGTCAATGAATACTCATGACCACCGGCATATACGACACCTTCTGTTTGAAATACTTCTTCAACCGTTTTAGAACGAATGGAGCGTTTATATTTTCCTTTTCTCGGAGTGTTTCTTTTATCGACGTTTGCGTTACTCTTTACGATTTTTGCAGCTTTCTTTGTGACCGTTTTAACGGCTTGCGATACATCTTCTCTTGTATCGGCCGAATATTGTGTAAGTATTTCTTGAATAACCGTTGATAGATTATCCATTTCACAATATACATGATCTACATTTTCAATCTTCATTAATCAACACAAGCAATGTACCATTCTGTACAATGCACTTTCTCACTCTCTACATCTTCGTCTGTAATAACGCTAAATGGAATTTCTAAATCAATAAAAACATCTTCAATCTGTTCTTCTAATTCAAAATCCTTTGTGGCCGTTACAACACGAACAATGTATTCGTTGATACGTACATTTAATGTATCGTCTGCATAGTCGTATTGTGATTCTTGTCTAGCGTAGTTGCCGTATGGAATGGTCGGCTTGCTCTGATAACCGCCATAAATAAAATATGATCGTTTATCGTTTTCATGTGCTAACAACGCTTTTAATCTTTCGACCATCTTAATTCGTTGTTTTTCTACCATGTTCCTACATCCTCTCTTAAATACAATTCATACGTATCGTTGATTGGATATTTTCGATAAACGGAATATATCTTACCTCCGTATTCGACAATTACTTCATCGTCGTACTCTACCATCTGCACTACAACTTTACATTGAGCCTTAATTCCAGCTTGTTGTGCATCGTAAAATTCTTTTTCGTAGATACCACCAACTTGGCAAAACACTTCTTTTTTTGAAATAATCGGTTCTTTTTCTACACCGTTTTCATCATATACTTTCTCTTTTTTAACAAGATAGCAAACATCTTCCCATAGATTATTCTCTCTGGTATATTCATATGCCATAAAATCACCTACTTTTGTTTGCTAGAATCTAGCAATAAAATATTTCTAAACTCAAAATAAGCTGCCGCCATTTGTGCTTTATAGTCGGCTTGATAGTTACTGAATTTTGACTTAACAAAAAGGATAATCGCAGTAACAATTTCCGGTTCTGGACTATCCTCGTTAAATGAAATATTCAATCTTTTTAAGTCGTATTTTGCAGTTTCGGTTAAAGTTTGGATTTCAGGATCATAGGCGTTGGACTTTAATCGCAACGCCATTCTAACTTGATCTAATAATTCCATAGCTTACACCTACTTTTTAGCAGCTGCTTTTGCTCTAGTACTTACGCTACTTTTTTTTTAAGTAAGTAAATGTACTGTGTATCTAATGGTTTACCATCGTTGATTACTAATGCCTTATCAACATATTGGTTTGTTTCTTGGTCAAAGTAGTGAACTACAGAGAATTCCATGTTTGTATTGATTGCGTATGCTTTTTCTGGTACCCAGTACATACCAAAGTATTCTCCAGTTGCAGCACTATCGAATGATTTCAAGATATCTTCTTCAACAAATACAACGTCTTTTCCTTTGAATTTTGAAACCTCAGTTCCATCTTGAGGGTTGTATGTTTCACTATAGACTGGGCGGTTATTAGCATCAACTAATGTTTTAATATTTGATTCGTAAGTTTCCGCAGTCATTACGAATTCTGGACGTTCTGAACGCATAGCCAATGGAATTTTTGAGAATAATTTCTTTTGCCATACTTTCCAATCCTTCATTTCTTCTTCTGTGAATTCGATGATGTTTGCAGCTTTAATACGGCTTCCAGAAGATTTCTTAGCTTCCGTTAAGATACCGCACATTTCTGTAGTACCATTACCATTCATGATTTCGATGTCCATTGCTTTTACGTAAGCTTTAACGATAACTTGAGCAAATTCTTTTTCAAATGCTTCAACTGTTAATGTAGCTTGTAACAATGTACGTGCAACACGAATTTCACCAATGATGTATGAGAATTCAACGTATCCGGTTACTGAGCCGGCTTTTTGACGATCACTTACAGTTTCTTCTGTGATACGTTTGAATGTAGCATCGAATGAACCGATAGGATATCTAACTCCACCCTTGATATTGGTTTTGTGTACACGTGAATATAATTGACCATAAACGCCTTTCAATTCAGTTAATACTGTTTGAATGATTGTTTGTGGTAATAATACACCTAAATCCGATGCAATGCCGTGTTCATTGCTTCTTTGTTTCAATGCACTGTTTCTTTCACCAGTTTGAACATAGTGCATAAATGCGCTACGATATTCCATATCGCTTCTATCTACTTCGTTTGTACCGGTATTAACTTTTGTTGCTTTAGAATCATCTGCTCTAATAGATGCTAGAACTTTTGCGCGTTTTTTTGCATCTTCATTACTTGCTTCAATTTCTAAGGAACGAGCTTTCAATAATTCTGCTTCTTCCATCAATCCATCAAGATCAGCGTCTGCGTTCAAGACTTCTTTTTGGATTTCTGCTTGTCTAGCACGCACTTCTTCTAATCCTAATTCTTTAATTTGTTCTTTAGTAAACATTAACTTTGTCCTCCATGTTTATAAATTTGATAAAATTTGAATTTTCTTAATTTTTTTTGTCGTTCCAAAGACAATTTTTGTTTCTTTTCATAGTCATCTACGATTTGTCTGCTACGAGCACAAATAGATGTTTGATTGTTAGCCGGAATAGATACCGCTGATACATCGAACACCTCACGAACTTTACGAATATGAATCGTTCTAGTAGCTGGATCGTATTCTTCTCCATCTGGAGCAACGGTAAATCGCCATGACATTTGGTCAATCATTCCGGCTTTAATATCTTCGTAAAGTGATTTTGCTTTTTCTGTTTTGCCTAAATCCGCATAAATAAAAAGACCGGAAGGCGTTACTTCTAGTCCCAATGTTTTATTCTTTTGTCTTGCGAAAACACGTCCTTCATGATCATATTGGAAAATCACGTTATTCATAATTGCCCCCTCAAATGCGTGTGGGTCAATTTGTTCGTAAATTGGTTCTCCGTTACCATCACGATATAAAACGTATGGCTCAAACGTTGTAGCATATCCTTCTACGTAATAATCTGAATCAAATCTCTTGTTATCAGAGTTATTCGCTAGATTGACTACCATTGTCCTCTGTCTTAATTGGTTGTCCTCCATTGTCCGTCACCCCCTTTCCCACCTTTGTGTCTGATATAGATACATACTCGGCACGAATCAATCTCTTATCTCCGTCCGGTACTGGTGGCATATTTAAAATGCATAGTGCTTGGTTTGTCGTGATAATTCCTCTATCAAAGAATTCTTTTGCGACTTGAATTTTTGTTTGGTTGGATGCATATTGCAATCTATCACTAGTTAGTAATACTTCATCCCCATTTTTTCTTTGATAATCGGTATACAACATCTTTGTTAGCACTTCTCCGACTTGAATAAAGAATGGTTCAATCATACTTTCGTAGAATGCATTCCATTCATCTTCGTTATATTTATTCTGCAAAATGTTTTCATTTACACCCCAATAGTTGAATACACTATTGTCGATAGCTTTCTTTTGCTCAGAATCTAAAAGAACCGGCTTTTTATCGTATGGTTTCATTTCTTCGAAACGTGCATCATACATAAAAACTCCGGTTTTATTTTTGTTTCCTAAATTGACTTCTTGAAGCATTTCTTGTTGCTTCATCATATCTTCTTTTTTCGCTACTGCTGAGTTTAACTTAGCGATAAATCTAAGGTTTGCGCTACTTTCCATAGCATCCTTAGATATTTTTTCTTGTGCTTCTAATACGTCTGCGGTTGTATTAAAAGCATCGTTGTTTTGACCGAAAAAATCATTCTTATACTGCATCTTCCGTAAGTGCCCTACTCTGTCATATTCAATGACGTTTGTTTCACCAGAACCGAAAGTGTATTTAACATAGATTTTTCCGTTCTTTTCTACAATCTCTGATGTGGATGGTGCGATTGGATAAATACCTACAACTTCGTACCGTCCTTTTGATTTGTCGTATTGTTCAATCGGAACAATGAACGCGTTATTTTCAACTTGATAAATAGTCGCTAGTCGGTAATAAAATTGACTTGCCGTCATGAATGCATTTGGTTGTTTCGCAATCACAAATTCTTTTGACTTATTTTGTTTTCTAAGAACCGGTGTCGCTTTAGAACATTCCGTAGCGATACTATGGATGCACGCTCTTACTAAGCTCAACTCATATACGCCCTCATTTTGTGATGTATATACCGGTTGATATCCACTCAATGATGAGAAATAAGAGTTTAAGCCAAAACTGGAATATGGATTTTTGTTACCGAATATAAATTTAAATAACCCCATTTTTTCCTCCTAATCATCATCGTTGCTATCTAATAACCATTTGTATTTCTCGTACCATTTTGCTCGCACTGTATATGCATCAATTACGCTTACGAATCCGTCAATATGCTTTCGCTGTTCGACTTTCTCCGGTCGTACGCGATTGTCGTTTGTAACTTTCTTTAATGCAACACTCGCAAAGTGTGATTGTAATAAACCGTTTGTTCCGGTTCTTACAACTCCATCTCTTAACAATCCACCAAATTCATTAATGATTGATGTTAGGTTTGTCCCTTGGATTACATCATCCATCGGATATCCGTCATTCTGCATTTTATCTACTAAATATTGCGAACTATACCTATCATATCCAACAACACAACATACAATTTCGTATTTATCTCGCATCATTTTGAACCAGTCGGCTACATCTTCGTATCGAACGAAATTTTGTCCACTTGGAGTTAAGAAGCCCAAATCAACGAATTTACGATATCGGATATGATCTCTATCGGATAACTCATCTATTTTGTTTTCCGGCATAAAGAATTGTGTAAGCACATAATCAAGACCATTCTTACGAATGACTATGGATGCGGCCGTTAAATCGGTAGTACGCGATAAGTCAATTCCGCCAACTCCATAACACCCTCTAAAATCTTCTGGATCTAGCTTTTCACAAATCGTCTTTTTGATTTCTTGTGAAGATAGCCAAGCGGATATTGAGTTTTGTTTGACATTGCAATATTTAGTCATGAATTCTAGCTTGTAGTCATGACTTCCTTTAGCTTTTCTTATTTCTTCTTCTATAAATTCATAGGAAACTGAAACCCCTAAATTAGGCATAGCCTTTTTTAGTTCGTTCATGTCGTCCCATTTTTTAACATCATCCACCATGTATATGAATGGCAATAGTCTTGTTTCTTCGGATGTTCCTAACAAAACAGATGTGCTACGTGCCATTAACTCATCATATAAACCATCGTCGATGTAGTTAGCGGTTGAACATGCTATGTTTAACGGTTGCTTTCTTGCTCCTTGTGCTGAAAGCATAACGTTATACATGGCCAATCCTCTATCTCCTTCCCATGCTGCAAACTCATCATAGGTTACGGCACTTGGGTTGAAACCATCGGATTTTTTACTGTTAAACGCAATTGGCTTCAATGTACAATTCCATGAAGGAAAATACATATCGGCTCGTCTTTTTCTCATTCGTTTAGCCAGACTTGGCACTCTATCAATCATGTTGTATGCAACGTTGAAAATGATATGTGCTTGTTCTAGTTTCGGTGCTAGGTTGTATATCTGCATTCCGGCTTCACGCTCAGTAAATGCAATCTTCACTTCAATAGCACCGGCTAAAAGCGATTTTCCTTGTTTACGTCCCATAATAAGGACGATTTCTCTGAACTGTCGATTTCCATTTGAATCAACAATTCCAAAAACACAAGATAAGAAGTATTTTTGCCAAGGCTCTAGTTTTATTAAAGATGTTTTACCCTCAACGTGATGGCAAAAACGCTCAATAAATACTATTGCTTCATCGGCTTTTTTGTCGTTATAAAAAAAACGGCCCTCTTTCAGTCCGTTCTCTATATATTCGATATTTAATTGAATCCATTTGCCAACTACGGCTTTTCCTTCTTTGATTTGTTTCTTATAAAGCTCTAGATATTTCAATCGTAATCTTTCATAAACTCGTCAAAATCATCTTTCGCTTCGGCTAATGGATTACCTAATTTCTTTGTTGCGCTAGGGCTTAGCCCTAACTCTTTTCCATATTTCAAGATCTGCTCATTAAATTGAAGATTGTTTAAGAAGAATGGACTCTTTGAAATATTGGTTGCTCCGGCTTTGTTCGTATATTCAATTACCATCTCAAATCCGGCTTTTTCCCACTCTACTAAATTACGATCTCTTAACTCACATGTCATGGCCATTGTATCAATCAACAAATCATATTGTTTTTGATAAATGCCTAGCTCTGTCATTTGATTAATAATGAGCTCTCTATATTCTTCTTTATCCATGTTTAATCATTCCCATCATCATAGTTATCTATCAAAGTACCATCTTCATCAAATTCGTATGATGTGTACTTTGCGTGCACTTTGGCATGACAATCATCGCATAACGCTTCTAGGTTGTCGTCACCTAATAAAATATTCCAGTCATACTGGTTCATCCGGCTGATGTGTTCTTTATGGTGAACACAAGTTGATTTCGTATAAATTCCATGCTTTAAGCAACGCTCACACAGTGGATGCTCCATTCTGTAGGCACTGCTTTTAGTTCTCCAAGATTTGCTCGAGTAAAATTTACGAGCGAAGTTTCTAGCTCCATTTTTATTTCCGTAATATTTTTTCATATATCGCTACCTAACTACCTGCTTTTTAAAGGAGAAAATAAAATGTCAGCTACAATTATGTTTTTGAAAACGTCAGAATTGATAGTTAGGCAGTCATATAAAAAAGCGGTATTTCTACCGCAAAAAAAAGAAAAGCGTAAAAACGCAATGGAACGAGCTGTAAAGAATCCTTCTCTTAATTCTTTACGAATACATAATATCATAGGAAAAACGCGCCCATTGGGCATTTTACGATTATTTGCGCATTTTCACGCAAATTTTATTGACAGAACCCCATTTTCTATGGTTACCCCCCTTTATAAAACCCTTTCTGGGTATATTTAAACTCCCCACGCCGTTCCCCTACCACCACCGCTCTCGCTTCCTATGGGGGTAGGCTATACCGTACACGCAGCGTACGGTTAGACCTAACTTACTTTGCAGATGCATCCATTGCCTTCTAACCTTTGCAAACCGTTTCAACAATGCAAGTTGAAACTACTTTCAACACGACATTCTAATCATCTTTTATTTACTCTTTATTATTTATTTTCTTTTTGTTTTCTTCTCTATATGTTTTTGTTTTGTTTCTTCTATTGTTTGAATCATACAACGAAACACTAACACGCAAGATAAAAGACATATGCATCTATGCTGCTTCTGGTATATCTTGCGTACTTGCAAACGTGCATAAAAAAAGACACGCCAATCGTGCCTATTATTCTTTATTACATGGCTTTTATTCCTTTTTGAATTTATATTTTAGTGCCGTCCTCAAATTCAAAATAGCATTTATACTTTGCGCCTATTGTTTTCGCTATTTTTTCTAGCTCATCATCCGAAAGCTTTTCACGCTTTATTCTAGTGCTCACATTTTGTTTAGTGCATCCAAACGTATCCGCGATATCTTGCTGGTTTTTATGAGCATATGCAAGCGCCGCGATAATCTGTTTTTCTTTCATATAATGAATACCTCCGTTCTATGTTTATTTTATTATATCAAACGATTTTTTACAATAATCAAACATTTATTTTATTTTTTGCTTGACATCGTAAAACGTTTGTTTTACTATTTGGCTGTCTTAAGTAAGACAAGCCACACGAAAGGAGGTATAAACGTGGCAAAGTACAATCGTAGCAAAAAGCCGATGAGCCGACGCGATAGAAAAAAGCGCAAAAAAAAAGAGCGCATAATTTCAAAAACACTCAAAACACTTGAAATTATATACACGCTCTTAATTGGTGAAGCCGTCAAGCTTCTTGCTAAATATCTAAGTGACTTATTTTAGTCACTTAGGTACTTACATTATACCACGTTTGAACATATGGAGCTATTAAAAATATCGTTATTATTGTCGCTAGCTTTTAATGCATATCTTTTAAAAAAATGGATTGAAAAGTAAAGGAGGTAAAGATTATGTGTGAAATGAAAGGCTTTATTACAAATTTAGGTAAATACAATGAGGGTTATTTGGTAGGTAAATGGATTGATTTTCCTATCGATGATGATGATTTTGAAAAGGAACTTGCTTCAATTGGAGTTGTTTCTGGATCTATGTATGAAGAATGGTTTATAACAGATTATGATTGCGCTTTATTTGATATGCATGATGCATTTGGTGAATATCCTAACATCGATGATATTAATGATGTGGCGGAAGCTTTAGAAGATAATGGAGATGAATTTGTAGCTTTATTAGAAGTATGTCAAGACTATTCGGAAGCGTTGGAACGTTTGGAAAGTGGAAAATATATATTTTATAGCGGTATGACATTAGAAGATCTAGCCTATGAATTGGTAGATGAATGCTACAATCTTCCAGAATTCGCGTTAAGATATTTTGATTATGAAGCATACGCAAGAGATCTTGAAGCTGATTACACGGAAGTAGAAGGCGGCATAATATGTTTGAATTAATGCGCGAAAAACTTGAAAAGCTGAGCACCATTGAGGTGCTCAAGCTTGCATTTATTAAATTATATGTATGTTGTTCGTGTGTATTTTGTTTTTGGTTGATCTTATTTTTTGCATATTGCTATATATATACCTATTTGTAGGAGTTAAAAATTATGAGTGAACTTGAATTGTTAAAAAATTATGTGAGTACCCATCTGATGACCCATTCAATAAGTAGACATAATTAATGTCAATATAAGTAATAGTATAGCATTATCAAAGGATGGTGCTATTTATGAATTACAGAAGAAATAATAAAAGATTTTCAGTTGCTGGTCGTGGTGAATATCTTTCTACCTCTGATTTTATTGTTAAGTATTATACAAACTTAGATGCTTGTCGTAAATTTTTCTTTGACATGAAATGGCCAACTGGATATTACTGTGAAAAATGCGGATGTACTCACTATTACTTCATGAAATCAAAGAATTGCTATCGTTGTGCTCATTGCAAACACGATGAAAGACTATTTACAAATACAATCTTTCAGGATAACAAGTTGCCTTTGAATGTGCTTTTATATGGATTGTTTTTAATTTTCACATCCAAAAAGGGTATATCTAGCCTAGAACTTTCAGAAGAATTGAAAGTTAACTACAAAACAGCATGTCTTCTACAAACAAAAGCAAGAATATTAATGAAGAACTCGAATTCAAAGAAGTCTCTGGATTCGAGTTTTTATGAATCAGATGTGGCTTACACTGGTGCGCCATCTCATAATGGAAAAAGAGGATTAGGTACAGATAAGCAACCATTTTTAGTTGTATTATCAACAGAACAAGAAAATAAATATCCACTTTATATCAAACTACATGAAGTATCTTCTGATTCAGGAAATATAATTCAAGCATTTTTTGATCAATATGTAAAAATGTCTAATGAAAGAAAATTGAATACGGACGGAAAGTCAACTTATAACATCCTTAAAACCAGACTACAAGTGATAAATGAGGTCATCGATTATGACAAAGAAGATCATCGTTTGTATTTTTTGAATAAGATTATATCTAATTTGAATCAGTATTTATTACATGTATACCATGGAGTATCAAAAAGAATGTTGCCTCTGTATTATTGCGAATACGAGTGGAGATTTAATCACAGAAAGTGCAGATCCATCATGAATAAAATCAAGAATTATATTACACAGTCTGGAGTAGCCACCCGAAAAATGATTCGTGATTCTGTGGACCAATATGCCATGGCTAGAGGACTTGAAATTTCCTAGGGGTTATCAGATGGGTACTCACAAAAAATTATAATAAGATCCGCACAAATTTTAATTTTATGGTCGTAGGCTGCTATAGAAATTATGATGATATTTATGAGCAAACTTGCGAACTCATAGACAATTTTATAAACGATCTTATTTATTGCGATGAAAAGACTTTCAACGCGTATTGTTGTCAATTATACGATGATGCGAAAGTAACAAGCGGCAATATTTACCGCTATGTTATAACCGCATTCGATGATATCAGCTGGATGATATCGTTTGAGTAAAGGAGTAAATATATCATGACTAGATGGAAAAAAGAAAAAAATCATTTTAATTATTATGTTACGAACCAACGCAAAGCGCCGGTTATTTATATCGAACCTAAAAACACTCCAGATGCAAAGACTGAGAAGCTTTTAAAAGATAAAGGCTTTTCATTCGATTATAATGAATGTTTATACGTTGCAGCGCAAACGAACGAACTACGCTTATTTGTTGCGCACGAACTAGATAAAAAGTTTTCTTACAATGCTCACTTTATTATTGGATCTTTTTGCAAACGTTTTATAGATGATGATATCGAAAACATTATGAAAAATATCAGTACCGAACTATTAAATGTTTGGGATGGATATATTGACATTGAAAACGATAATTTATTTACTTTAAGAAAGCTAAAATCAAAAAGTTTGTTGGCTAGCTTCAATAGTTTAAATGGTCTTGTTACAACGTACCATAGAAACAAGCCTATAGATACATATAAATATAATTCGGGATCATTTGAAAAGTTTGGATCATGTGAAAGCAGCAGCAAGAAAAAAGTTTCTCAGCAAGATAAAATTAATGCACTTCTTGAAGAAATGCCATTTTAAAAAATAATATCCTATATGAAAGCGGTGAATGCCGCTTTTTGTTTTTGTTAAAAATTTGATTCTTATACAAGAATAAACTACTCTTTAGACATAAAAATGGGCGCTTACTCATACACCATAAAAGTAAATGAATAACGCCACACAAAATAAGCATATTAATTATAGCACCGCTTTTATAAAAAGCAAAAAAGTTGTTCTATCATCATTAAAAAAACGGTCATAACGGCCGTTTGTTTCTATTCACTTACACCATGAATGAAACTTTCAAGGTTTCTTTTAATATCACGGATTAAACTTCTTCTTGTCTTATAAAACTTACGTTCGCATGCATCCCATGAATTTGATTCAAAAAACTTGTATCGAATAACGTTCTGGATTTCATCGTCGCAAAGATCACATAAAGTTTCGATTTCATGCATATGTGCTTGCGCAAAATTTATATCTTGCTCGATGCGCTGCATATCGGATAAAACTTTATTCATGAGCGTGCTTGTTTCTTGTCCAGATGAAAAAACTTCTTTATCGTATCGTATCGCTTTTGGTGATCCAATTTGTAAAAGTTTTTGTTCACATTCATCTAATTGTTTTTTTAGCTCAAAAACTTCTTTTTCATATGATGCGTATAAACTTAGTTTTGCCCATAATTGAGAAACTTTTGATTCAATATATTCTCTACTATCCATAAAACTCCCATAAAACTTGTAAGATGATAGGAATGACAACTAAAACTTGTTTTTTATTCAACTTCCATGAGCGGTTAATAAGCGAAAACTCCATCGCAAAATCGCTTGTATCATATCCAGCAATCCAGAATATGAATAAACTTATTAGTGTCAATACCGTATTAAGCCAATCCATCCGGTACCTCCATAAACTTATCTAATTCATCGAATATCGTTTGAAAAACTTTTTTTCGCACTTCATTACCTCGTACAATCGTTGTTAGATCGTGTTCTAATACGGTTAAGATGTATCCGGCAATGGTTCCATTTTGTTCTTTTAAAACTTCTTCTGGCTTTTTGTTTCCTTCTTCGTCGAACTCCATAATAGCGCAATATGCGAATGATGCGGTACAAAAATAGGCTAAAAGTTTTCGCAATTCTTCTTTCGTTAAATACTTAGTGTTCAACTCAATTGTTTTTAATAATTCGTTATACATTAAAAGCGCCATCCTTTATCTTCTGTTCCGAAAGCGGTATTCATTTGATTGTTTTGCATATCTTCTGGAGTCTGCATTTGTTGTTGCTTTTTAGGTTCTAACGAATGCAGCTTTTCCACGCTTACTTCTGTAACATAAACTTTTTGACCATATGAATTATCATAATTTCGAGTTTGAATTCTTCCGTGTAAATCTACTAAATAACCTTTATGAAGGTATTGCGTTAAATAGTCGGCCGTTTTATTCCATGCTACACACTGGATAAAATCGGCTTCTTGTTGTCCATCTTTGGAAAACTCTCTATTCACGGCTAACGTAAATACACATACGCTTGTTCCACTTTGTGTTTTCCTTAATTCCGGCTCGGCTACAAGCCTACCCACCAAAACTACATTATTAATCATTTTCTGTTAGCTCCTTCTTGCATTTATTCAATTCCATTTGTAGATATGCGTTGCGATTTTCTAATGATTCAATCTTTCTAAACATAGCTTGAAGCAAGTTTAAACACGCATTCGTAAAATAAGTGCTTCTATAAGCATCTGTACTTCTTTGTAGCAACGTTTCATAAACTTTTTGGCCGTCCGAAGAATACTTATCGAAGCTATAATGGTACTGATTCATCTTTTATTTCCTTTACTTTTTCAATAAAAACTCTTTCAGATTTATGTAATTCCATGTAGAAAAACATAATCGCATCTATCATATTTGGAGCAACTACATCATCGACATAGATATCTCCGTTTGTTGTATTGTATTTGATTCTAAACTTTTTCATTTTTAATTCTTTTCATTTCTCGCTTAATTTTATAGCTTACGATCGAATTGATATCCTCATCTTTTAAATTACACATCAATTTAATTTGTCTTAACATGATCATTACGTCTGCAACTTCTTCACAAATTGAAGGAACGCAAGTAACATCTTTATGTTTTCTTAGCCATTTATTTAAGGCTATCGTTAATTCGGATGCTTCTTCCGCGTATTGTCTAACTTGTTCTTCGTCGCCATGAACACTTAAACTTTTGCCAAGCTGCAAATCATAATGTTTGATATATTCATCATTCCACAACTCTTTATTTACGTTCTGAACGGTTACTACTAGTGTTGTGATGCATGATCCTAAAATCACGCCTAATATTAATAAAATTACATTCATATTCTTCCTCTAATCATACACTTTTAAGAAAACAAACTCCAAGACGTAGGAGCTTGTTTTTTTATAACGCTACTAAATTAACCAATGGATTCTCACGACGGCCATGTACATACTGTATTGCGGTTGATTCACTTATATAACAACGCTGAGCTGCTTCTTTTATCGAATCAAATGTTTGTACGATTTTCCCATTTTCAATGACGCCACACTTTCTTTTCTGTCCGTTATTCTTTACTACAAAACGTATGTTTTCGACTCTTGGCTCTCCAACAAATTTCAACAAAACGCCTTTTGGAATTTCTTTACCAATAAACTTTTGATACATAATCCGCGCCAACGATTTTCTGTGACCGTTGATTTTTGCGTAATATCCATTACTTTCTTTTGTTAGTTTTTGGACATATTGCTTATTGTTTCTTTTGTCTAAACGTACGATCTTTCCGTCACGAGTTACATACCAGATATGTTTTTTTGATTCATCTACTTTTTCCATGTAGAACACTTCATTTTGTTCGTTATCGTTACGCTCGCAAAGGTAATATCCCTTGTACATCGAATTATTATTCAATGTTAATGTTCTTAGAAAAGATTCAATAGCACTATTGTTCTTCAATCCAGCATCTTCTACGAACTCTTTTCTTGTCATAATCCTACATACTCTGCCGTCATCATCTAATAACTCAAAATATACTGTCATTTTTTATCCTTTCTTGTTGATTTATTCTTATTTTTTCATTTTTAATGTTTTTAATGCGTTATTCATGTTGCTCTGCATGATTTCAAGCTTACAATCGCGCATCCACAAATCTTTATATGTGTTTTTGAATGGACATATTGAACAATCTCCGTATCCTTCGCAACATGCAGGAGCCAATTCTTTAAATGCTTCCATTGCGTTATAAAGTCTTGACTCTAATAACTCACTGTTTTCCATGTTATTACCTCAAAATAATCTTTTTTCTTCTATCCGACTCAATCTGTAGCCAATTCTTCGATACTCTTTATAAACCGGATTCCAGATTAACTCGCATTGTTGCCGTTCACTCGGCAAATATTTATCCATGATCTCCAATTGATTTTGTAAATCAATCGCATACGGACATCCTTTGCATCCAGTTCTTTGAAAGTTGAATGGCGGATAATATAGCTTACATAGCTTTATATTTCTTTCTTTTATGTACCATTCAATGAATTCTTCGGAGCATGGATTCAAAGGCTTAAATTTCTTTAATGTATGCGTTCTGTCAAAAACCACACATCCATCATGATTCTTTCTTTGTCCACCTTCGCCCATTCTCAATCCTAATATCGCAACACTTCTTTTTGATTCAAGCTCATATTGCGTGATTGGATGCTTTTTTAGCTTGAAGCAGCATCTATCACTTACTTTTAAATCAAACTCTTTTGTGAATTGATATCTAAGCATTTGTGGACATTTAAAATCATTTTTTTCATCTAGATAACGCATAACGGATTTTGTTTTTGAACCCTTCTTTTGAAACATTGATAGCTTGCAGCTATGCTCCTTTGATTTAAATGGATATCCATACTCATCGAGCATATTCTTTATATTCACGTTTGAATTAAAGATCACAAATCTATCATCCGATTCCTTGAGTTCTAAAACAAATTTCCGTATGTCGTTATATTCAATTCCAGTATTTATAAACACTCTTGGGATTCTATTATCTGGGATTGCTTCATCTATTAAGTGGTGCAAAACTGTACTGTCTTTTCCACCACTGAAAGAAATATAGAAATTTTGCTCTCCATACTTCTCAATTGTTTTTCTAATCACTTCTAAGCGATCATATAACTCTAATTCCAATTAACCAACCGATAACCTATTCGCTAGATTTTCGGTTAATTCACTGCTTGATTGTTAATCCATATGTTTAAATTTTATGAGCATTCATGTCATACAACGCTCAACCTAGTTTCACTAGGATAAGGCTAATTTTCCTTTCTAAAATAATGTAATTTGTTCATCCTATAAAAATCGAACATCGAACATTGGCTTTTGAGTTCTTCTGTGACATATGTCCAAAACAGTTTGGTAGCTGCAGAATAAATCTTTAGCTGCTTTTCTGCACGATGGCCACGATCTGACTAATACGCCATTTTTATATAGTCCGACATCTTTTCTTTCGTATTTTGGTTTTGCTAAAGCGCCAGTTATACTAGCGCATTTGCTTTTATCAACAACCTCAATCGCATCTAGTTTGAGTTCTTTTCCGTAAACGAGAACACAGTCATTTGAATCTAAATCTCTCTTTATAAAAGCTTTTGCATATATCCTAGCTGCATTCACTTCTTTGCCGTTGACTTTAACCATCCATTTTGTTTTATGCTTATAGTTCGCCAGCGTTCTCATGCCACCTCTTTTTTTCGTGTATCTCACTGTACAATCTGGAAATGCATAGTATTTCCTATCTTTTTCTGTGGTAAGAATCAAAACTGGCTCTTTCGTCAAATATCTCTTATCGGATGTTTCTTTTTCAATCAAGATACAATCTCTGTAAAAAGGAGCAAGTACCGATACATAGTAATCAAATCTAGAACGTTTCATTTTTAAGGTTGCCATAACTTCTAGATCCGTTACTTCCCCTCTGATATCTAATGGATCATTGGGGTTTTGCATCAAGTAAACAATTCCTTTTGTTCTCTTTTTTCTAAGTACTTTATATTTTTTCTTTTTCATCTACACTAATTAAGATTGTCCAAACCAATCATAGTATTTCCATCAGTAACCTTAGGCAATTTACCGTCCCATTTGTTGATCCATTGCTCTTGTAAGACTTCTGGAGTTAAAGCTTTTGTTTTAACTGCATTTGCGTTAGCTTCACCTTCTGCTTCAATCAATTTTGTTTCGGCTTCTGTTCTAGCTTTCTCTTGTTTTTGTTTAGCTGTTTCAACTTGTTTCTTAGCAACCGCTTCATCAGAAATTGCTTTTTCAATCTTTTCTCCTGCATCCAAATCTTTGATTGTTAGCATCTTCAATGTTACACCTTCTTTTTCAAGGTTTTCTCTTAAGATTTCAGAAGCTTTATTAATAATTTCGTTTCTCTGATCGCCCAACAAATCAATAATGTTGTAGTTGCTGCAAACCTCGTTCATTGCATTCTGAGCGTAGTTTCCAATGATATTTTCTTTTAATGCATCCATTGTTTTGTATTGTTTATATACTTTGAATGCATTTGACTTTGATACCTCATACTTTACATTCACTTGCATCTTGGCCCATTGAGCATCCTTAGTTTGAACCGATACTGATTCATCCGTTCTTTCTTGTACCGTGGTATCAATCTTGTAAATTTTATCTATGAATGGAGTTACAAAGTGCACACCTTCTTTTAAAGTGTTCTTTGAAGTTCCATTCAATGCAGAGTATTTAACTCCTACTGTATTCGATGGAATCACACAAATAGATTGTACAAATACCAACAAACCAAGCGGAATGATGGATAAGAAGCATTTTTTATTTACTTTGAATTCTTCCATTCCATCTTTTACTTTCTTCATTCCACAAACAAATGTTGCGATTGTTGCCGCTAATAATAAAACACTAATAATTAATTTCATCATATATTTTCTCCTATTTTTATTTCATTCATAATTTCTTTAAATACACTCTCCGGTAAAAGTATCGGATTGTTTGTTTCTACCGGTGTAATACCAGCTTCTCTAATCAACATTGAATCAGTCAAACGATCGTATACCCATTTAATCAATTTTTCGGTATCTTTTAAGCTGATCGTTTTAAAAGAGCTTTCACAATAATAAATGTTTTCATGCACTTCGTATATGAATCTATGTGCACTGAAATGCATGCATTCAATATCAGCACTAACATGTATATGGTCAAATTGCCTATATTTTTTATGATCTAGCTGATTAATGAATTTCTCGGCAAAATCCGCTAAAGCTCTAGCTTTTTCTAATTGCTTTGAAGATATCATTTACTGAATAAATTCCTTAAACACTTTGTGATATCTGTTGTCATTACCATGCATTTTCTTCATGAAACACATAGCTAATCCGGATTCCTTGCTATAAGTATCTCCATCTGAGCATTTAACAACGGTTTTTGTTCCATCCGTCCAGTAAACGATTGTTGCTGGATTATTGAAGATTGCTCGTTTTATTTTCGGATTTTTGGATTGTGCAAAAAACGGTGAAGTTAATAATTCAAGTGAGTATTTCATTACATCGATTCCGCAATCCTTTTCTCTTTTTGTTTTCACAAGACCTGAATATATTTCCGCTGCTTGATGTGACAAATATTTTTTTGCAAAGCTTTCAGATAAAAATTTTCCCTCAAAGCAACCAGATAAACATCTTTCGTCTAGACGGCATGAACATTTGATTCTATCTCCTTCTGTATACCCTTCAACTATAAGTTCTGGAAAATTTCCATATTTAACGTTAAAAATCTTGAATTCTCTGTTTATTACATCAAATCTTTCTAATTCGTTATGCATAAATTTTGCTATTTCTCTTATATTTAATTCCATTTTTCTTCTCCTATTCCTCGGCTATCACATAGCCGTCAATCATTGTTGTTTTTGTTAGCTTCATATCTAGGTTGTTGATTGTCACACCTAGCATGTCACATAATTCTTTAGATGTTAGGTATCTAACAATCCGTTTATAGTCTGGAGTCACTAGCATGAACATTCTTTTATTGATCATTACATCCTCTGCCGAGAATTTTTTCTCTCACTTTGTTAAATTCATCCATTACTTCTTCGTTTGATTTTGAATTTTCTTGTACATAAAATTTAGAATCAAGTTTAACATTCTCATGTTTATTCTTGCTTCTTTTCATATATTCATCATGAACCCACTTTTGAATCACAAGAGAATGATTCTTGTATTTCTTACCAGATGTTTCGATATATTCATCTAGTATTTTTATATGGTTTTCAACAATTTCTATAGAACCATACAATTTAACTAAGTGATCATACTCTTTATCAGTAAGCAGCACGTGTGAATATTCACCAAATTTATGTTTTTGCTTTTGCGTGTTCGGTATATATATATCTTTATCTATATCTTTATCTATATCTATACCTATATCTATATCTATATCTATATCTATATCTGGGTTTACCATTGGTTGCCGTTTGGTTGCCATTTGGTTTCCATTCTCTATTTTCTTAACAGATTTAGACATATCTAGCGTATAAGCGTTATTTTCTTTTACACCTAACATCTTTTTTTCATCAGTGTATATTGTCGGCTGATATCTATCTTTTCTAAGTGTGTTGTGAATCAGCCAATGCTTAATAACAATTACGCTATCTTCGAATGTGATAACGAATCTTTTAAGAATCAAAAGTTTCAAATCATCTTCGCTTGCACCGATCATTCTTGATATCTTCTTTGGGTTTCCAATGAATCCATCGTCATCTGCATGCATATTCAAGTGGAAATATAAACATTGAGTGCTTAATGGCATATCAAGAAATGCATCTGAATCTGTTATTTTTTGGTTAAACATTCGTTTTTTAGCCATTTTCTTTCTCCTTTCCATCGTCATAGCATTTGATTACACCTCTTTTTATGAAGTGTTCCATTTTCTTGTCTATTTCAAATGGTGACAAATGATATTTTTCAATGAATGGTTGCTCACCCATCGAGTGAGCTTCTATATGGTGATATCTGCATAATGGTAATGCTCGTTTGCCAATGTGCGATATCTTATTTCGGTTAAAACCATTACCAACATGATCTACGTGATGTATATCACTGTTGGGACGGCCACAAATCACACATACACGCCTTAATGCCATGATGTATGATTGTTGTTCGTTAAAGTGATATTCATATTGACTAATTATCGAACCTGATAATGGTATCGAATTGGATATGCACCATGTGATGATATAGTCTATGAGTTTGGCTGCATAAAGCATCGAACAATCAGAAAGTGATTTCACTTCCACACCGCGTGCCGTGCAATATTGTTCTTGCAGCATCAATCTTATGTAGTCTTTATCATCACCGGTATATTGTGCGATGTCATTACATAGCGCAAAAATGAAATGTCTTTGCGTTTGACTTATCTTTTTCTTCGTTACGACATCCACATTTACTTCTAACACCTCACCAGAGTTCAATAAAAGGTCATTTGAGGGAGAAATTGGCAAACCCAATAAAATATATCTCCCATTCTCTTTTATCAACTGTGGCACGTTTATGAAGCTCTGTTGTCATTCCATTTAATTTGTACGGAATCCTTTTGAGCCACTTCCATCGTATACAGTCCGTAAATACCATCCTTAATCATTTTCTTAGTATCTACTTTTGTCTGTGTTGACGGCTCTTTGTAGCTAACCGTAATAACATCGTTTTTGAAGATCATGTTCGCATTACCACGCATAAGCTCCAACAACTCATTTCTTACTTCCCTCTGATAATTGTCAATTTGTTCTTTGACTTTCTTATCTGCTTGCAAGCGCTCGATTGTTTCCGGATGAATGACAAGTTCGCCATTCACAACATCTGCATATTTACCCATTTTGCTTCTCCTTTTCTGCAATCATTTCACAATACACTCTATTCAACTTAACAAGATCTCTAGTTGATGTGATGCATCCTAAATCTTGCGTTTTAACTTTAGCCTTTTCTAAAATCTGCGCATTCATTTCCATTACATCAATTCCGAGTTCTGTTAATCGAGTTCTATTTTGAGCAACCAAACTCAATAGCTGCATTGTTGTTTCATCATCCGGAAGCTGATTATCCTTCGATACCATATGATCTTCATCATCTGAGTAGGGTTCATCTTCTCCGGCAAATAAATACAATCCTAAACCAAACATACCAATGTTCTTTACTAGGCATCGCATGATGGTTTTGTTGATTTCAAACATATTCACGGCTTCACAAGTTTTCGTGATATATTCATATTTTTTTAATGATTTGTTCCATTTTCTAAAAGAATACTGATATGGCTTATCTTTCATAGCCATATAGTCATAGTTGATGACCGGAAGCCACATTTCTTTTGTTTGACCCTTCACTGTGATACTTGTGAATACCATGTATCCAGCTATCGGATCATATAGATATGGCTTTCCATCAAACCATTTCACTTCATATTTGGCACTAGGATATCGTTTAAACAGTTCATCAAACGCCCATGCCCATGACAGATAAGATAGTTCATTCTTCTTCTCTACGTGCTCATTTACGTTGATTTCACGTAGTTCCGAGAAAACGCTATTCGCAGTCATTTTCATGCTCCTTGTGTTCTTCATTCCAACGCTTAGTGATATATTGATCAATTTCTTTTTTCGTAATAACACCACTTTCAAGCATAAGCTTTGTATTAGTCAATCCATGTCCTAAATAACTTTCGCAATCTAAACAATCTTCTAATTTGTGATATTTAAGATTGTGTTCATCTTCACACAAACCAAAGATGAGTTGTTTAAGTTTTTTGTTTGCTTCTTCTAAATCAGCTTTTTCTTTTTTTGATTGCTCCAATTCCATAGATTTCTTAGCAAGATCTTCATACTTTGCTAACTCCAGAATTACTTTACTTTCCATGTTTCCTCCGTTATAATTTAATTGTTAATCGAAAAGAAACTTGGTGGTGTGCTTAGCGCATCATCATTTTTTTATATTCAGTAAGTTCAAATGCTTTAATCACATCATCTGTAAGCCATCCCCATGACGGTTCTTGATGGATACAGTCTTTATTTGCCTTTAATCGACTATTCGTTGTAGACCACGATTTATCGATTAATTTTGCGATTTCTGCCGTTGTAAGATACGGCTTAGTCAATAAATATTTAACTTCCTCTATTCTCTCTGAATGTTTCAT